ATACAGTATAATATACAAAAAATATTTGAAATAAAAAAATCCCCAGCCTGTATTCCGGGGATCTTTAAAAGGTCTAGCTAAATGAGGTCAAAACTAGCCATTAAGATATCCTATAAAAAAGGATAACAAAATCATTAAAGCAATAGCTACATTACTCAACAACCTAGCTTGAGGATCTTCTTCCCAGACATGGTGGTTGTGATTATAAAAAGGTTTAGTCAAATTAATTGATGACAACCAGAGAAAGGATATTGTTATAATTGCCATTCCCCAGCCTATTCCTTTGAGTATCAGTATCATAATGAGTCAATTCGTTTTTGTAAATATACTAAAGCTTTTTCTAAATCCTCTTTTTCTTTAGATTTATTTTTCTTTCCAGCTCTAGCAACATACTTAACTACATTACCAAGGTAGAAGTCTTTGTCCAATCCCCATGCTTCAAGTACATTGAATACCTCATACACATTCCCATCCCCACCGTAGTGACTTGGTCTAATGGGATTTTCAAAAGGCATAGTTCTTACAGCCTTAACTTCATTGTACTTATCACAAAGCAAACTTTTCTCTGCAGTACTGGTTGTTGTATATTCAATTGCCTTTTCCATGACTACCAAACAATTACAACATCCCCTTCATTAAGTACAAACTTAACTGAACCACCAACTTCAATTCTTTCTACAACTTCCAGATTCAAAGCAGACGTGCGGATATAAACATGATCTCCAGCTTTTACATCTTCCACTTTGTCACCAACTGCATACACATGCAATTTATTCCAAAGCTTCATTGCTTCTTTCATGATGTGCTCTTCATCTTTCTCAGATAACTGGATAGCTGATTCTTTTTTTACCGGTACATCCACTAAGATAGTACGGCCTCTCAATAACTTAAATTCTGACATGATTACTTTTTAAAAGTGATTACTTTAACTACTGCCATTTGTGCACTCACCAGTTCTCCTACTGCATGATCAAATAACAAACTCTTCAATGGTGACTTACCGCCTTCATTGTATTCTTCCAGCATGATGTTAGCAGCTTCAGCCATCAGGCTTTTTACTCTAGCAACTCTGTCATCATTAGAAGGATTGAATTCAATTCCAACTAGTAATTCTCCAAAAGATAATACTTTTGTTTCTTTAAATCCTACTGCACCTTCTGCAGCTTCATTTACATTTGTGTTCTCTTCCATTATTCTACGTTTTCATATGTTAGTTCAAAAATCTGTGGCTTGCATGGATAGAATTCTCCTTCTACCCCTTTGATGATATAGTCACCAACTGATGCTTGCATATCTCCTTCTAAAGTATCAATATACAAATCCTTTACAACACCATGACTGGTGAAGTAACAGCTCTTGCAAAAACTCATTATTTCAAATTGATTTTTGCCATCCCATTGTACAGCCTGTATAACAACTGGCTTTTTTCTATAAGACTTAGGCATCGTATTGAGCTTCTTTCTTTTCTACAGTATTGATACCTTGATCTCTCAACATATCAAACTTTACTTGCTCTAGTAATCCTATCATAGTGATTACATTCATGTTGCCTTTTTCCAAAGCAACTTCAATTTCAATTCCTTTGTCCTCATGCACATGCACGGCAAAGATTGTTGTTTTATCTGACATAATATATTGGTTTTGACAAATATAATAAATTTTTTAAATAAAAAAACCCTGGCTGCTATAAACCAGGGTCATGCTATATAAACTCAGGCCCTCGTTTGGGTCCATAGCAAATATATTAATTATTCTGTATCATAGAACATTCTATCAGAATCTTCTGTATGCCATTTGTCAAATCCCTCACAATTATAGTAGTCTGTGTTGACTAAGTAATCTGGCTTCTCAGGGAACGGCTTAGTCACAAAGCTAGGCTCTGACCATTTGATTCTATTGTTTGGTTGGAGAGCTATCTGACCATTGTCCAATAAAATAATGTGGTGTGACTTGTGCTCTAGTGGATCTTCTGCTAGAGATAGATCTGTGTTAAGATCATTTGATCCCCAGTTGATTGTAGCATAGTAGCTACCAGGATAGAACTTATGATCCTTCATGTAGACTTCTACTCTAGTATCATACACATAAGATAAATGTAGTAACGTAAAGTTATAAGAGAAACAATTCCATATTTGTAAATAATGGAAAGGCAGATCTGGGTCTGGTGTCTTTGGTTCATGTAACAATGCATGAGATGGTAATTTATCTCTCATGACTCCATTTTCTAAAAGAACCTGGAACAGAGCAGCTTGACCCGGCATGCATCTTACTGACATTATAACTCCTGGGGTAAATTCTCCTTGACCCTTTTTGTGCTGATACATGTATTCATTTCTAACAAATACTTTCAGCGGAAAAAAATTATGTTCTATGTAAGCCATGGGATAAAGATAATAAAAAAGCCCACTCCGTAAGTGGGCTGCTCAACTTTAGGTATTGAGTTTGCAAGAACAAGTCTCTGACCAGCTACACCTACAATTTTTGCAGGGAGAAAAAACCCCTAGTAGTTTCTGTTGATCAAGCAGGCTTGCTAGGGGGTGTTAATGGTTATAGAGGTGAGCAGTTATGACTCGTCAGTCAGGTACTGCAGCAGAGCTCACTTCCCAGTAACGAGAAGACCAGAGGCTGGTGCGCAGTGCTTATGAGATGCGTCCCTGGTTCTATAGCCTATGTAATAAAATACACAGGGGGGTTCATATTCCATAGCAACAGTATCACTATGGGGTTCCGTTAACAAGTAACGGTGGTGGAGGTACAGATAGGGTTCGAACCTATGAATCACAGTTTTGCAGACTGTCCCTTTAGACCACTCAGGCACTGTACCATATTACAAATTTACTGAAATAATTGAATAATTCTATCCATCACAAAAGAATGAAAATATGCTTCAGCCTCATGCTCAATATCCCTGTTAAAATACAAAGGCAAATATTCTTGGCATAGATGCAAGACTTCATGGGCTAAGGTTACTACGTTAGAAGGATTTGTTGGGTCCCATCCTTCTTTGAGCAATATCATCCTGATCTTACACTTGGGATAAGAGATCAAGGGTGTATCAATAAATGACCCTTGTACCGTAGCAGTCTTATCCATCATCTTCTCAAAGTCAGACTTTAGATCTTCAAAAAATTTCAAGTGCTCCCTATACCACTCAAAGTGCAGCTTGATTTTAGACAACTGCTTTTCATGAGTAGTAGAGAATAGATCCTTGTACCATTCTACTACCTCCTCATAACTATACCCTGAAGCTACTATCAATCTCTCTTGACTATAGGGTTCAAGGTTAAAACTATCTATTACACATTTCATTCTGTTGGTTTTTCCCGGGCACTTTGTGTGTGCTGCAGGTGGGGTAAAGATAAGAGTTTGGGAGGAAATTTCCAACGGAATATGGGACCATAATATGTAAGGGCGTGTGGTGGGTCCTAAATCAGAGACCCCCCGGCCTCCGCCAGCGCGGTGGTACCCCCCATGTTTTTATACAGCTTCATACTATTCATGAGAATATTCATGAATATTTTCCTGGCAGAAAATATTTCTATCATGCTATGAATAGTCTGAAGGAAGCAAGCATCCCATGTGTGTGTAGGGTGTGATGTATTGTTCAATGCCTTCGGCAGCCTGAGCTACAACTTCATACTATAATAGATTAATCAAATAAACTATATAGATATGATTGTACAATTCATGATTGATGAGGTTGAGGGTATCTTAATCTTACTCACAAGAAAGCCAGAGCCACAAGTATTAAATGCTTTAGAGACTTTGCCAGCAGAAGAGATTAAAGCTTACAGAGATTCATTAGCCCAAGAATGGGAAGTGATGAATAAGGGTAAGAAACTATTGCTTACAGATTAAGGGGATTGTTCCCCTTTTTTGCTTAAGCCTTCGGCAGCCTAATCTACAGCTTTAGACTTTGTTGGATAATATATATTGTTTAATCCATTAAAAAATCTGATTATGGAAAATGTTAAAACTCAAGGTATCTTGAAAAGTGTTGCTGGTGCAGTTAAAGCTAATAGCAACGGAACACAGTTTAGAACTTGTACTGTTGAAATCAACGGTAAAGAGTACTTTGCTAAAATCTGGGAGAAGTCATTCCAGAATGGTGTTAAGGTTGGTGATGAGTACACTGTAGAAATGCAGTTGGACGGAGACACTGTTTGGTTAACTGTACTTAACGGTACAAGTGCTGCCATTGCAACACCTGCAGACTTTGCACACTTATTTGCTGGTATTACAATCTAATACTAATAGAACACTCCTGTAACAAGGAGTGTTCTGTTTTATTTAGCCTGCGGCATCCTTGCTACAGCTTTATACTATTAGGTTCTCACTTATACAACTACTGTTGTACGCAGCTAAATATATTTTGTCTCCACCGTGTGGAGCATTGGCATTTTTTGTAGCAATAGCAAGGGTACTATGTATAACACACTAGTTCAAATTAAGGGTGTTTTGTCTACATTTACCGTTGTGTGCAGCAAATGTGTAGCAATTGTGGGGATATTCTTGGTCTATTGTACTATATGCTACGGTAGATAAATGTATCCTCAAACTATGCTTCAGCATGCCTAAACATCAGGCTTGGATTATCCTGAAATGTAGTGTGGACGGGGGTTACAGCTTGAAAGAGTGTTAAACTATCACCATATGTTAGGCACTAGACTTAGCAACAGATTTTGGCCATCAGCCTATTATTAAGAGTATATAGCTAACATAAGTACATTAACACAGCTCTATCATTAGTAGTGTTATCATTACTATTAGTACTACTACTATATACAGTAAGAAGAAGACAGTAACATCTTCCGGAACTTTGATTATTCACCCTTAAAACTATATATCATGCATTTATTTATTGCAAAGCTTATGTTTACTCTCAAGTTATACTCAGGTGTTATTGTACCTAGTGATGATGTTGATGGTAGAACTATCTACTCTATTCCTTCTGCTGGGATTGAGTATGCTTATCAAGCAGAGATTGTCCGGTATCTTGAAACTGGAGTATTTACTTATGATGAAACTCTAGATGATTCTGTTGATCTATCTGAAGTTACTAAACCTTTAATTAAACTATAGTCATGGAAAAAAGAACCGCTCTATTGATTACCACCGTGTTTGCTATCGGCTTACTTGGTGGTATGTTTATTGGCTCTACAAGAACTGAGTCACAACACATCAAAACAGAATACTATCTTGAGATGAAACCTGATCATGTATTGATTGAGGATACACATGGTAATTTTATTACTTGTCCTTATGATAAGATTCATGAGGTATTACTCAGAGATAATCTTTAATTAAGTTGTAGAATATTCATTTAGCTATATAATTATGAGCTTAGAAAATGTAAAAGTAGGAGATTGGCTTAAGGTACAAGTTACAGAGATTATTCCACGTTTAGATTATCCAATTAAATGTGGAGAAGTAGAATTCAACATGGAAGGTGAGTATATCACAGATGATGGACAAACTGCTTTTCCAATGGAAGAACCAGATCCACAAGGTAAATGGATGATGGTATCTAATGATAAGGCACATTGGTCTAAGCGTAAAGTTCTTATGGAAAAGAATGGTAGCTTTCTTTATTGGATAATGGCTGCAACAGATGAAGAAGTTGAAAAAGCAATGGATCTTAGATTTGCTAGATATGCCAAAGAGATTGAAGAACCAATTGACTTAAATGGTAATCCTATCCAAGCTGAAGATGAACTTACTCTAGATCAATGGGCTGAAAGACTCAAGCCTTATCTCAAACCTAGAAAGTAAATAGAATTAGTTATTAATTAAAAACACTGACATGTTTGATAAAAAGATTAAAGAGCTAGAAGCAAAGAAAAAGCTGAGACAGATTGATTTAGATATGACACATGATGTTGCATCTGATCCAATGATATCTGAACTGTATAAGAGTGACCTGATGGTTGAGATTATGCATATTGAGGAAGCTATTGAGTTTGAAAAGGCTATGAGGCCTATCAAGCTCATGTTACTATTTGCTACCGTAGCATCTTCACTGATGTTACTCTATATGCTAGCAAAGAAATATTTGTAAATTACTAAAAACCAGACATATGGCAAAGAAAAAAGAAAAGGTAGCTGATAAAGCACCTAAACAACCAGTAAAGAATGCAGCTTTTTATAAAAAAATAGCTGAAGAGATTGCAGAATCTCATGATATTTTGGAAGCAAGACTTCAAAGAGCTCTTGAAGACAAAGAGTATTGGTTTCAGGCAGCTGATAAAGCACACAAAGAAAATGAAACTATTGTGGAAGACATAAAGCAAGTAGTTAATGAGACTATCTCAACTATTGTTGCTGTTCATGAGCTGACAGGTGAGATTAGTCCAGTTGATGTTGTTTACAATGTTACTATGATTGACCGCATCATTCAAGCTAAGTATAATCCTAAAACTGAAGAATTCTAATGGCACGTGTACATAAAGCTCTTGCTAATGATATTGTAAACGGATTTAAAAATCTTGGTAAAACATGTGCTCAATGTGGTGCAATTTTAGATCCCGGAGAAAAAGTTTATCTTCAAGAAGATGAAACAAAGCTTATGACTATGCCAAAGAATGGTAAACCTGCGGGTGTACCAGTAATTTGTGCTAATTGTAAGTAAAATATTGATTGTTATAGAGTGGACTTAGAAAAAGTGGTGGGTGCTCTCTATGAAATTGTGTACACCAGCAAAACAATCATGTGTGTTGTTCCCTTGAGAAAGGAATGGTAATATGACCCAGTAATAAAACACTCAATGAATGGGTATCAGACGTGAGGCAACACAGAGGGGTTCTCTCCCTCAAACGGTCCTGTAGCTCAGCTGGATAGAGCAACTGCCTTCTAAGCAGTAGGCCCTTGGTTCGAATCCAAGCAGGATCACTAAGACAGCTGGAACAGACAGCATTTGTTTATTTATTTACTTAAAACTATGATTATGAGTATGTTAGGAAAACTATTCGGAAAAAAAGAAAAAAGATTACAGCTATCAACTGAATTGAAGGTGGCTATTGTTAATGATGAAAGCACTGATTTGTATGAAGTGTTTGGTATTACCTTAGAAAGAAAGAAAGAACTCAATAGGTTAACTAGAGAAGCTCTTATGTCTGAGGATGATGCTTCTGGTTCTTACAAAGTTATTGTTGACCAATGTAAGCATGTTAATGAGGTTATTGTTTGTACAATTGTATTTGAAAGAATGCGTGACCAAGCACATGCCCCAATGCACAAGCTTGCACAATTGTTTGGGAAATGAGAAAGGATGTTATTGATTCAGCACTAGGTTTTGACTTTAGTGCTGATATCATTGACCAGAAAGGTGAGATTGTTCCTACAGGTTATAAAACTACGTTACCCACAAATGATGAGATGCCTAGTATAGGCAACCGGATTGGTGGTGAGAAGTGGTTTACCAATTGGAATGAATCTCTCTTGGCCAAAGTAAGAGACTACAAAAGAATAAACACATGAGAAAGCAAATTACTGTGAGCTATGAAGATACTGATATTGCAGTTGCACTAGCTTCTATCATTGATCATAAGAACAAAGAAGAGTTTGTAAAGCTGTTGACTCCAATAATTGCAGAAAGTCACAAGGGCACTAATTATTTCTTTAAGTTGTTGATTGGCAAGAAGTTACCAGAGATTATACCAAGCGGTACATTATGTAAGTTACCTGTTCATGCTTTAGGTTACAATGCTCAAAAAGACAATATTCTGAAGAGTGATCTGATTGATGATTTTGGTAACATAATAGTTATAATAGATGGTTTTAGATCATATGATGCTTATCAGAATTATCATATAAAATATACTAATGTTCTAGATAATGGCACCAAAGAAATAGTTTATTGCTATGTTGAAGGTGATTATCTTGAAGTGATTGAGGAAATTTAATGCAGTATGTCTCCGGATATGCTTTTCCTAACAAATAACAAGGGGGCTTAGGCTCCCTTTTTATTGTTTTAGCTATATAGTACAAGAATTTATAATCTTAATTAAGACAAGTAAAATATAAAGTATATATTTATCCTGAATTATGGGTTATGAAAAATGTTATATCAGCTTCCTAATGGTAAAGTAATATATTTAACTGTAGAACAATATCTTGAACTTACAGAGCTAGACATACAATATATGATGTCAATAGACTTTGGCGACCATATAGTAAATCCCTTCACTGATTCAGCAATCATAAAGAACAAAAGAGAAAAGAGCTATGACTTTGATTATCTCCCGGATGATGAAAGCTTAGACAATATCATATCAGATGATGAACCATTTGATGATATCATAGACTTGTCTGATCCCTCAGACTTATAATTTCCTTAGAGAAATAACACTTACTTACAGCTTGAGCAACTGAGGTAGAGTAATCTGCTCATCCACTTATTTATTCATTTAATTTTTTAGTTATGAACTCTAAAGTAGTTATAGTAGCTGATGCTACTACTGGTGCAGTTATTCATGTATCTGCCAACAATCCTGATTATGGATATGTTAGATTACAACAAGTAAGAACAGTTGTAGATGACAATGGATTCTTGAGAAGACAAGTAATGTCTGCCTTGATCCAAGCTCCGGTTGGGATTTTACAAGAAATGGGATACCATGCAGGACAAATCCTTGATGGTAAGATCATTATCAAAGAGTCTTTGACTCCATTCAACAAGAAAAGTCCTGAAAGAGACTTGAAAGTTGCAGGTAAAACAGGTATTGTGTGTACCGTAGAAGGACAACCTATTTACCGTAAAACTGTGTACAACACTTCATCTAATGCTGCTGATTTAACTATCCAGCATGACAACATTGAAGAGTTGAGAAATGCTTATGCTGCACAAAATGCAACCAGCAAAGCAATAGTACCAAATGAAGATTTCACAATCTAATATGATTGTATCAGAGAGGGGCAAGTGAGTCCCTCTCTTTTTATTTATGATTAACACCTGTATATTATGGAAAAGCTAAAACAAGACGTAAGAAATTACCAAATGAGATCACACACTGTGTCCTCATATGAGTCTGATCAGTACAATCAGTATCAAAACTATTTGTACAAGCGTGCACTGTATGGACTAAGCGCATTGACTGAACAAGAATTGGCTACTATGTGTAGCAAAAAGAAACAAAGAATAATTAATGTTTATAAGAAAGCCCAAGTGGTTATCAATAAACTTAAGCAACAGGCAACTATAAAGTATACCAACTTTATCTTTGAAGCTTTGTTTCCAAAGAGTCCAATTACCCAAGCTTTACTAGCTGACACTGAGACAGATGACAAGTTGGTCAATACTTTAAACTTTAAAGATTTAAACATTGACAAGTCTCAGATTATTACTATCTTTATTGCTGAAGGAGTGTTACCTAAAAACTTTCTAAGTTTAGAGGGGCCTCAGAATCAGTTACCAAGATTAAGAAATGAAAGTAAAGCTTAAAGAATGTGATGGATGCAACAAGCCTTCTGTCATATGGAAGAACCATGGGGGATTCAAGTATTGCAAGTATTGTTGGAGTTGCCAAAAAGCCATTGATACAGACAGTTCACAGAAACCAACTGATTATAAAATTCCCCAGGTTTCTTCTAAAAGAAAAAAGAAAGATGCAGAATATCTCAAGTTAAGAGAGAGATTTCTCACTGAAAATCCAATATGTCAGGTCTCTGTAGCCGGTTGTATGCGTGGTAGTACTGATGTGCACCACACATACGCTGGCTCCAACAGGGATGCTTTCTATTTGGTACAGTCTACTTGGAAAGCAGCATGCAGAAACTGTCATGATTGGATTCATGCTAATCCTGCAGATGCAAGAACATTAGGTTGGTTAAAATAAATTATTACTCATGGATAGACAGGACATACAATTTGAAGCACTTGGTGCAACAGACAGTAAACAAAGATGTAGTGTTGTTCTTGGAACTGGTGTAGGTAAAACCTTAGTTGGTTTAAACTACATTGAAAG